CTTCTGTAAGGCCACGTCACGGGCCAGGAAGGCCTTGCGGTCCATAAGGGCGGCCTTGGCGGCCTCGGCTGCCTTTCGGTTGCGCTCGGCCGCCTTGTCAAGCAGGCGAGCTACCAGGAGCAGCTTATTCTGGTCCACTTCGGATATGCCTGGAGTCCCGCGTATCAGCCGGCGGGCGGCGACGGTATTGGCTCCCACGCCGATCTGCCTCGCGTTAAACTGCATATCCGAGATCGCCTTGTTCACCTTGAGGGAGGCCGCCGCGGCGGCCTTGGCCGCCCGTGCCCGCTTCTCCTCGATCGCAATCAGCTTCAGTTCGAGGGGGATTCGTTTTTCGAGTAGGGCAAGTTCGGCCTTCAGCCGTTGGGTGGATCTGCCGAAGAACTGACTCTCGACGGCGATCAACTCGCGCAGGGCGACAACCCTGTCGACCGTTGTTTTCGCGATGTTCAAATTGGCCTGCGCGTCGGACCTCCTTGCGGCCACCGACTTCAACGCGTCAACCCTCGCATTCAGCTCCAGTTCCGCTGTGGCTGCTGCATCGGTGGCCGTGGTGGGCAAGATCGCTGTGGCATTACCGAGCGTGCGGGCAGTGCCTTTGAATGTTTCGACAAACCTGTCCCACCTGGATTCCGTTGTGTCCGCCATCTTGACAAACGCTTCGGTTGTCTTGTCGGCCGAGTTTGCCAGCAGTTCCAGGTCTTTGGCGAAGCCCTTCATGTCATTTGACAGGGCTGCCGCACCAATCAGGCCCTTCTTGGGGAATATCTTGCCGAGGTCCTCAATGGTGGCCCCTCGCGCCGTCAGTTGCCGCAGCACGCCGTCGAGGCCCTTGGCCTTGAGCGTAGCTGTGTTCAATTCAATGCCGAACTGTTTTGCGATTCTCCTTGCGTCATCGCTTGGCTTCAGGAAAACCGTAATCGTAGAGAGTAGGGCCGTAATTGCCTGGTCGGTCTGGATGCCGTTGCGCGTCATGGTGGCAAGGGCAGCGCCGACAGTTTCAAAGCGTACGCCGGCTGCCGATGCGACTGCGGTCACCTTGCCGATATTGGGAGCCAACTCGCCGAATGTCGTCTTGCCCCGCTTGACCGTCGCGAAGAAAATATCACTGACCTCGACGGCCCGTTCCGACGACAGGCTATAGGCATTGAGAATCGTAGTGATCGCGTCGGCGGCTATCCCGGTGTCCGTCAGGCCGGCCACAGCCGCCCGGCTGCTGGTACGCAATACCGCAATCGCCTTTGACGCATCTACGCTGGCAGACAGGATATCGAAGAGCCCCTTGCCCAGCGTCTTCGTCGCCTGGCCCGTTGCTATTGCGAGGAATGAGATATCACGGCTGAACTGCTGTACCTGCTTCGAGGCCGTGCCTTCAAGCATCGTCGAAACGCTGGCCATCGTCTTCTGGAACTGAATCGACTCCCTGATCGCAAACTTCATCACGCGAATGACAGCGAAGAAGCCCAGGCCGGTTAGCATCATACTCTTCAACTGACCGGCCTGAGCCTTCAAAAACCCCATGGACTTGCCAGCCCGCCGCATGCCTCTGTCATGCTGGCCGGTCTCGGCTCTGAGCTTCGTTATGATCGTGCCGATGGTCGCCACTAATCAGTGCCCTTGTGCCGAGCCGCAATGGACTTCGCGAGTATCGTCTGCGTCGCTACGCTCTGTTGCTGCTTCTCCGGCGGGTAGGCCATGAACGATTCCAGCGTCCGTTCGCCCCCGCCATGTGCGGCAGAAATCAGTCGAGCGATGATCGCCCGCCCAACGTCGGCCCGGTCGTCGCCCCAAGGCTCTATCGCGTAGTAGTCCTGCCATTCGGAGAACTCCTTGCTGTCACACCTCGCCTGCGCCTCACGGACCGGACAACCCCAAGCGAGGGCTAATCGGAACCAGGCGAGGCGCTCGGGGTTGTTCCGGAGTTTTTTACTGTGTCTTCACCGTCGAAGCCGTTCAACCTCGCAGCGACCAGGAACGCCTTATTGAGCATCTTGCCGCTCTTGGCGCCCAGACGGGGGGCGTCCGAGTCGCTGAAGATCCGCGTGCCGTCTTCCTTGACGACACAGGCCACGCACAGCCGGGCACTGAAGTCCGTCATATCACGCTTGCCATCTTCGCCCGTGGCCCGATCGTTCCATACATCCCGCTCCGTGCCAGTCATCGTGCGGACGAAGACAACCCCGCCCCATTCGGGCACGTCGACCTCCTCGCGGAGCAGATCATCCGCACCAAGGATCTGCTCTCGCGTCAGCATGGTAGGCTTGCACTCTTCATCGGCTTGCCGCGCCGCACGCTCCATCTCTGCGTCCATCATTGCTGTTCCTTTCCAATGGTTGGCGGCGTACCGCCAATGCCCGGCTGCTATGACTGGTTCGTCCAGGTCACAACGCCGGTGATTTTCAGCGTGAGGGTGAAGCCGACGAAATCGCGTAGGCCCGCCGGCGTGAGCCCGAAGCCGGTAACGATCGCTGAGAAGTCGAGCTGCTTCTGCCCGGATCCGCCGGCGAGATTGATGTACCACCCGCCCGCCACCCCGCCCAGATCCCCGCGGGCCAGCTCCTGCCCCGTCGCGGCGGTATAGGGGCCGGTGACAACGACCTCGCCCTCGTCGACGTAGGTATTGATGTGTTCGCCGCGCGTCGAATCATGGCTCGTCACCTCGACGGCTTCGCTCAGCGCCTCAGGTAGCGTTACGTCCACGCCCGTCTCGATCACCTGGCCGCCGGTCTTGGGCGTTCCCGAGCCGCCGCGGTACAGCTTTGATGCGAATGCCTTCTGTGCCATGTCTGGCTCCTTGTTTCGTTAGGCGTATGTGACAGCGCCCGTGATCTTGATTGTGAGGGTCTGCCCCAGCGCGTCCCGCAGGCCTGCGGGTTGGAGCCCGTAGGCCGTCACGATGGCGGCCATGGACAGGCGGCTACCGATCTCCAACGAATGCGTGCCTGTGCCGTCGTCTGTGATGTCCACCGTGTTGGACCCGGCGATCGCGTCAGCGTTGGTCGGGTGCAGGGTGATCTCGTTTGCCGATACCCAGGCGACGTAGTACGTGGTATCTGCGGACAGGCCCGCGGGCAGCGTGGTAGTGCTCGATACCCGGATCGGCTGGCCCGTCGTCAGTCCGTGCGCGTTGCTGTCGAGATTGTCGTCGGCCGCGAAGTCCGTCGTGAACGTCGGACTGGAGCCCGTCCCCCAGTCGGGGAAGCAAAGCTGCCAGTTGCCGAGGAGCCCGCCGAGCTTGCCGCGTACGGCCGTCGCCGTCGCTTCGTTGGTGAAGATGCCCGTGATGGGAATCTCCCCCTCGTCGACGTACGTATTGATCCACTCGGCCCGAGTGGAGTCGTGCGTGGTCACCTCGACGGGTTCGCTTACGCCGTCAGGCGGGGTGATCTCCATCACGCCCAGGACGGTCTTGAACAACTCCGGGCTGCCCGCATCTCCGTACTGGAATTCGGTATTGAATGTCTTGCTTGCCATGTCGCTACTCCTGGTGCACCACCATGCAGTCGAGGCCTACGCCGAAGAGCTGGCGGTCCTTGCTCTCGGGATCGATGTCGGGGACCTCGAACTCAAAATCGCACATAATCACACAGCCTGTCGTACTGCCGATAGTCCCGGTCGCGCCGTCCAGGCTTCCGCGTATCGCGTCCACCACGGCCATTGCATCCACCTTGTCTTCATCCCACGCTTCCAACTGCAGCCTGTGTTCGGGAAGGCCTAGCGGGCCATCGTGCGTGTAGTCCCGCGTGGTCGTCGGCACCTGCCAGGTGACGTAGGGCGTGGCTGCCGAAGCCGCCGCGGGGTGCGGATAGATGCGCCCGGCTACCAGGCCGTTGAACGTGCCATCGGCATCCAGCCGATCAAAAATGTCGCCGTACCACGTCATATGATCTTCGCCTCTACCGCTTGGCGGATGCCTCGCCAGATCTCCAGTTCCATCATGCGGGCCAGCCGGACCTTGTTCTTGTCAAACGCCCGGCGCATGAATGCATTCGCGGGCACGTCTTTAGTGCCCAATTCAACAGCGACGGGGTAGAAGAAACGCACTCGCTCGCCGGTGGCCTTCTGGTGCCGGCTCCGGCCCGCGACCGTGCCGGATGCCGCGCGGAGCTTGTCGTACATCGATCGCTTCCACCCAACGAACATCGCGAATGTGCCCTTCTTGTGCCGCTTGTACGTCCTGGTCGCTATCGCCTTCTGCAGGAGCCCCGTCTCGCCCCGGGGGGCCTCCGCCTTCGTCGCGTCGCGCAACTCCTGCGTTGCCTTCTTGACGGCCGTGCGGATGATCGCCTTTTCGAGTTTTACCGGCATGGCTCGGAGCTTCCTCTGGATCGCATCAAAACCAAGCAGTTGCACGCTGAAGGTCTGTGCCACACCAATGCCAGCCATCAGATCGCCTCCGTACAGTGCAGCTCCAGCGTGTGGTTCTGCTCCCGGACGTTGACCGCCGCATTGATATCGAAGATCCGATCCTTCAGCGTGTCCGGGTTCTTTGGGTCGGGCCGCTGTCCGAATTTCACCCGGTACAAGTGGGGCGTTATCAGCTTGGTCTTGCCGTCCCAATGCAGCATCATCTTGTGAGTCACCTTTGAATCCAGTTGGGAGGCCTGGATTCGGTCCATGCCCCGTAGGGGCGTGATGGCCGCCGCTCGGGTGGCCCAGTCGGCCCACGTGATCTGTGCCTGCCGGGCGTCGTCTTTGGTCTCCGTGCCCTTCTGGATCGTGACGGTATTTCGCATCTCACCGCAGGTCATCAGAGGTCCCCGTACAGCCGTTCCAGGCTGAGCATGGCGTCGACTGACAGGGGAACGGCGGCTGCGGTCGCGCCCGTCACAACAGGAGTGCGGTTGCAGAACCAGTGGGCCACCAGTTGCTTGATGCCCATCCGCGTTGCTCGGGGTACGTTGTCCGGACCGGCCCCATACCCGGCGATGTATTCGATCTCGATCTGATCGACCACGCCCCGTAGTGTCGGCCAGATCTGCCCGTAGGCCAGAGTGATACGGCCCGGCTCATGCACGGTGCTGACCGTGTAGACGCTGGAAGCTACCGTCTGCTGTACGCCGTCGACGTCGAGGTACTTGACGGTGGTGACCGACTGCAGGGGCGGGTTCGGCAGGATGATCGGATCGGCCCACGCACTCAGCGTCAACGTCCACGTCTGAGTAATGAAGACCCTATGTTGGAAAGCTTCGGCGTACTCACGGGCAGCTCGGATCAGGACGGCGAATGTATCGTCTTGATCGGAGTCGTCATACCGCGAGTACGCCGTGGCTGCTGTGAGCGTCACCGGCTCCTGTGTCGGTTGGGTCGTGATGTTGGCCGGCATGTCCCATCTCCTGTCGGCCTAGAACGTGTTCGCGTCGAACTCCATCCACGCGATGTGATGGAAGCCCGCCGGCGCCGTGCCCGTGCCGTCGATGTGCAACACGAGGGAGCCGGGCCCGACAATGGCCACCGGGGCGTCCTTGGTGATGGACCATTCATACACCCGGGTCGGGTCTGTAGCCACGTCCGCGAAGGCCACGCCGGTATGCCAGAACTGGACGTACCCGGACGGGGCCGTGCCGTTGCCGGAATAGGTGAAGTAGTGTTTGCACGCGGAGGTCCGGTTGGACCCGACGCGGGCCGACAGAATCGTCCCGACCGTCGAGGTCCCCGCTCCGACCAAGGCCGGGTTGGCCAAGGCGATAATCTCGTTGTTCGTTCCCGCGGAGTCTTCAAGGTGGACCTGGATGTTGATCGGGACGATCAGCGTTCCGGTCGGCACGTCGATCACCGACTCGGGCTGGTCCGCGTCAGCCGCCACCCGGAACGTCACCGGCGTGGTGAGATCGCCCACGTTCGCGTGGAAGACCCGGCCCTCCAACGTCTTGGAGAGGATGTAATCGGCGCTGTACGCCACGCCGTCCGGAGTGCCGATCTGGGACCTGACCGCACCCTCTGAGACCGTGTCGTGTGAAGTGCTGCGGCTGATGATTTGCACGTTGCTCATGGCTTATTCCTTTGCTGGAATCACTTG